CGATACGAATCAGCTTGCAACTGTCCGCGTCCAAATTGACGTGCCAGCTGGGGCTGATAGTTACGACGCGAACTCAGTACGTGCGATGATTTCCTTCCTAGTTGGCATTCTCTCTGAAGAGAGCGCCGACTTGGGGGATACGGTTGTTACTGGCGTTCTTTGAGGATTAACTCCTCTTAGACTTATCCTTACTCACTCACTTGAGGCCTATATGACAAGTCGAAACGTCTCTTCTGCTAATTGGGAATTCTTTCCTTACAGCTTTAGCTGTATGCCTGACCCTGATACCTATTTCCTTATGTCCCTCCTTGCAGAGGGGCGCTGGAGAGAAGATCAGTATCTTGCGCATACTTCTGATGGTTCTTCGTTCTGGTCTAAATGCCAGTACAAGCTCCCTCATGGTGTGCGGCTAGAGTTCTCGCGGAATCAGGCCCTTCAAACAGGCCCCGATCACGATTGGCAGAATGTAACATTGCAGCCTGACGGCATCCAAAAATTGCCGATAACTATCCACTTTAGGTGGGTAGCTAAAGACCTCTGCTATGAGGTCATAATCAGTGACTGCGATCTCCAACCCTTCACTTACGATCAGTGTGGGCTTGTTGTTACCGTAATCCTGGCGAAAATGTCGACCTACCTTTATTGTGTAGGCTGACATTCACCCAGTACACTATTGTGTAAATCATCTTAGGAGAACAATATGGGAGTTTTCCCTGTCGCTCTTTTACAATGCCTTAATCACGATCTTATCCAGTATGGGGACCTGGGAAACCAGATCTATCCTGGAGCTACTCCACGTGAGGCAGCTGTTGTCAGCTTGCGAAGGTCATTCACTCGTAAATGGGTGAGTGATCAGACCGATGCTGCGGATAATGCCTGTCTAACTAAGTTCTTGTATACGAATGAACGTTGCAAGAACTGGACGCTAGACAAAGATAAGCTACAAACCTGGGACGAAGAACTTCTTGGCGAGTTTAAAAACTCTGTTGATAGGTTCTTTCATCCTGGGGGAGTTCCCTTAGTTGGACACTTTGGGTCTCTCTTAGCAGTTGCTAGGGTGGGACCTGGGGCGTCACTCGGTGCTCGAGGGGGCGACTTCTATACGAAGTTGTTCTCAAGTCCACTGACGTCTACGAGGCGTGCCCTGTACGATGAGTACAGGCGCTATGTGCGCAACTACCCTGAGTGGTGTATAGCGGAGCAGATCCGCAGCACTGCCTTCGGCGAGTGCCGCATAGTGAAAGGAAATCGTTTGAGCTTTGTTGCGAAGTACACGCATATATCCCGGTCCATATGCACGGAACCCTCGCTGAATATGTTTTATCAGCTTGGTCTCGAGTGCGTACTTAGAGAGCGATTACGGTCATACTTCGGTATCGATCTATCGAATCAGCAATTTAAGAACCAGGATCTTGCTCGTCGTGGCAGCTTGGGCGAGGGCTATTCCACCCTTGACCTAGAGTCTGCTAGCGACTCGATTAGTACGAAGATGTGTGGTTGGGCACTCCCTAGTTGGCTTAACAGTCTACTAGATTTGCTTAGATCACCTACAACGGAAATCCGAGGTCGTGAGCATGTGCTACACATGGTGTCGACAATGGGGAATGGTTCAACATTCCCCTTGCAGACAATTCTGTTTAGCTGTATGGTCGAAGCGGCTGCTCGAATGGCAGAAGTTCATCTTCGCTTTCCTCGCGGCAATGATCAGGGTACCTTTGGTGTTTACGGGGACGATATTATATGCCCAAGTGCTTGCACTCGGTATGTGTATCGCCTCCTTGACCTCCTGGGTTTCTCTGTGAATACTTCGAAGTCCTTTGTAGAAGGGCCGTTTAGGGAGTCCTGTGGTGCCGATTTTTACCTCGGCATTAATATTCGGGGTGTCTATGTAGATTACCTCGAGTGTAAGCAGGACTACTACTCTGTAATTAACCAACTCAACCTGTTCTCTACAAGAACGGGCATCCGCCTACCTACCACGCAGCGCTGGTTACTCTCTCGAGTACCATTTAACGCTGTGCCTAGGTGGGAGGATGACTCCTCTGGGATAAAAGTTCCCGGCAGCCTTCTACGAAACCCTCCTCTCTGTGTCCACACTGGAAGTATTCTATATACACCCTATGTGGTTCAGAATCAGAAGATTCGTATTTTGGATTCTGCCGTCTTTGCTCCCAAGAGTCTGAAGTCTCGAATGTATAACCCTTCTGGGTTACTCATTTCGATATTACAGGGTTCCATTAGGTCCTCTTCGATTGCAGCTAGGCTTAGCCGTAATCGTTGGAGGACGAAGCTACGAGTAGCTCCCTACTGGGATGCTACTCCGAACGCCCACCCATTGTCTGGGTGGTTCTGCTGGCAGCGGTGGGAAACCGCTGTCTACCTTAACTTGTGAACTAAAATTCACTAGTTGAGCCCCTGGTGCAGGTATTGCACTCCCTTCCTATGCCAG